CCCATACGCTTGGCTTCCGCCTGGAGTTCGGCCCGGGTGGGTTCGGCGGGCTGAGAGGGGGGCTGAGAAAATAAATCTTCTTGCCCGTCCATCGCATCAAGCATACTGGTTTGAGTTGATCCTGTCTGCCGGATGGGTCCGCTGGTGATGAAGTCGGGGGCTTTCTGTGCGGGTTTTTCTGCGGGTTTCGGCTGTTCTTTCGCGGTATCTTCCGACGCAAACATCCCCTCTTGCTCGCCTACATTGCGGAGCTTCTTGTATGATTCCCGAGAGAATATGCGGCCATCGGGGAGAACATAGTGCGGCACTCCGGCGGGAATGGTTTTCCCCGTCGATGAGTCGGTGAGGTCTGAAAGTGAAGTGGTGAGGTCGGCTTTGGTATCAAGCGGTGGTTCAACGGGCTTGTTTACTTCTCCGAGGAATTCTTCCCATTCTCTAAGGGCTGATTCTTCATCGTAGCCTTCTTCCTGAGCCAGAGACGAAACTTCCCGAGCAGAATATTCTTCCGCATCTCTGTCAATTCTTTCCGTTTCGCTTCGTCCATCGGGGTCCTCCGAAATAGCGGCATTATAAGCCGCTTCCATCTCTGCGAGTTCTTCGTCAGTATATCCCTGGTTTTTTTCGCGCTGTCTTCTGGCCTCACGCGCTTCTTCCACAGTCAGATTTCCGGTTTCCAAGATATACTGTAATTCATCTCTTGCCCTGTCGGTAATATTACTTAAAGTTATCCCAAAATCAACAGGCAATTTATCGCTCAAATCAATTTCGCCGCGAGATTCAAGAAGTCTTGCGTAACGTGCGATAATATCATCTTCCGCGAGATTTGATTTTTCATTGTACGGAGATGACGGGAAGCTTCCGCCCTTTCCGAGAAGAATATTGTCAAATGTATCGGTAATTTCTCCGGAACGGCGGTTTTTATGAGTTTGTTCATATTCGGCGCGTTGTTTATCGCTTAACCGTGAGGCGAGAATAACCCCGTCCTGATACTGTACTATGTTCCATCCATACCGTTTCTTCCCGGTTTTTGGATCGTTCCACTCAGCGCGGTCGGCATAGTAACCACCAGGCAAGCCAACACCGGAGTCTGCTAGCACGGAGAGCGCAGGGGTATCATCATCGTTTATTCGGGATTCGGGGATAACGGTTTTTCCCCGAAAGGTATAGACCGTGCCTTTGCCGGGCGTCTTTTTTGGAGTATCCTGATTGGTCTCTGTCTGCTGAGTCCCGCCCTGAGCGCCATATCTCCTGTCCCAAGCCTGCTGCTCCCGAAGTTGCTTATCCCGCTGAATCGCGGTGGCGTTCGGCTTCACGAGCGGACGGGGAGGAATGGTAGTGGAGGCAGTCGCTGGCGCCGCGGTCTCGGTCTCCGAGACGGAGGGCTTAGGAGGGTTCAAATCCGGGTAATCGGCCAGCACTTCGGGAGGAACGGAGCGGCCCTGATTGATAGCGGTGGCGACGGCTTCTTTGTGCGGGCTAAATGCGTTGGTTACGGTCGTGTTCTTCGCGGGCTTGCCGTATTTCGACTCGTATTCTTCCCGAGTCATTTCCCACGGTTCTTTGGCCGGCTTGGACTCTGGCACTTTCGGCGCGGCGCCAGCCGTTTTCTCTCCGAACACTTCCCTTGCCACCTGTCGGGCGAACTTGTCAACCGACGCATTCGGTTCCGAATAGAACTTATCCACGGCCTCGACCGAACCGAGAGTCTCAACGCGGGAGCGGATGAACTGCTCGTCGGCGGGTTTGAGGGGAGAGGCTGGGGGTTGAGCCGTGACGGGGGGCTGGTCGGCCCCAGGTTCCGTTACTTGCCCTTCGGCTTGCCCTTGCACTTCGATTTCATCGGAGGCTCCTTTCTGTGGGGGTTCCCACAACTTATCGCGCTCGAACGCTTTCAGCGCCAACGGAGAATTATTGATTGCTTTTAAAACAGTCGCCTGATTCTTCAATTTGCGGCTGTAAACATTGCCGCCGTCTTCCGAATCGTCGGTATCAATAAAAATATCAGGAGCAATTTCAATGGCATTCGCCCAATCCACGGGATCGCCGTTTGACTTATGGTCGCTATACCGGAACTGGCCGCTTCTGCCGTCCGGCGTTTTTGCGGCCCAGTATTTTGAGCCGTGAATAGTGGAAGTCCACTTCCCATGTTCGAGGCTTACGGGAATCTCTGGCGCTGTTTCTTCCGCCCTTACCTCTCCCGTCTCGCTTCCCACTCCTCCAGTTTCCGCCTCCACTCTCTGAGCCTCGCCGCCCGTTCCTTCCGGAATCTCAGTGGGAGTCTGCGCGGCCTCTTCCCCGGTTTGTTCGGTGTCACCTGATACATTGGGAGCCTCCGTTATGGAGGGGTTCGCTGCATCGGGGGGAATAACCGGTCCCGGTCCCGGTCCGGTCGGTCCGGTCTGTCCTGTCCCTGTCCCGGTAGGCTTCCCACTCATGGTCGCTCCTTCCGGGGATTCCCATGCCTTGATAAGTTCCCCAAGTTGCGCCTGTCCTTCGGGAGTCATATCGGCCATGACGCGGCGTAATGTCTCCGCATCCTGCGCTTTTCGTTCCGCAAGCATCTGCGTTCCCTCGACGCCAACGGTCATTGCCGCGCCCATGACGAGGCCGCCATAGAACGACTGATACAGGCGATCGAATGCATCTTCTCCCGCCTTGCCGGTAACGCCCATCTTCGCGAGTATCTGCGTTCCTTCCTGAACCGTTTCCTGCGCTGGATTGGATATCATCTTCAGCGCGGTACGCATGAGAATCGCTTTTGGGTTCATGCCGCCAACGAGGGGAGAAAGCGGGCTTTTATTCAAGAGAATATCGAGTTCGGCCTTTTCCAGAGCCGCATTGAACGCGCCCACGGCCATAGGAACGAACGTCTTTACCATAGGGGAAACCTGTTTTCCGGTCTGCCGCTCCTGTTCCCGGATCATATCTGCAGCGCCCGCGCCTTCCGATGCCGCCATGAGTACGGTTCCAACAACCGGATTTGCGGTGTATGAAGCCACGAAAGCCGCCATGAGCGGGCCTTGCTCGCCCAAGGTGTTATAAATCCGTTTCGGATCGAAAAACTCCTTGATGCCTTGCGGAGAGCGGGCATATTTCCCGGTCGCTTCCGGAGCCGGGATTTTCGAGACAATGCCTTTCCAGTGTTCCGCCGCTGCATCGTATTCTTCGTTCCGTTCCGGGGAGAAATACGCTTTCGGGTCTATCATGCGTCCGGCTTCGATTGCTCCGGTTCCGAGCACATCGGCGGCGGATTTCACTCCACGCTGAAGGGGTCCGGTTATTCCGCCGATAGCATCAGGGGTCACGATTGTTCCGGACGGTTGGGGCGGTGGCGTTACATCGAAACTGCGGGAAGCGCCTCTCGAGGGGGGTTCACCCATGCCCGGCGGTTCGAGGCCAAGCGGAAACTCGTCCCCGCTCACGGTTCCAGCTTCACCGGAGACAATGGAACGAGCATCCGTACCGGTTACGGGCTTAACCGCTGGCAGCGTCTGTTTTCGCGCCCTGATTTCATTCATGCGCCGGTCGTGGTCCTGTCGCATCTGAAAGAGCCGATCGGTGAGTGAGAGCGGTTGAGTCTGAGCCTGTCCAGGTTGGGTCTGGATAGTCTGAGCCGTGACGGGGGGCTGGTCAACGGGCCGTATCCGAGCGGTGCCAGCGGGAGCAACAGCAAGCGGGACGCGGGTCAACGGTTCGGGTTGGACAGGCGCAGTCTGGACCGGGGCCGTGAACTCCCTGACCGTTTCGTCTCTTAGGTTCCGGGCAACCTGCTTCGCGGCATTCACGCCAGCGGCGCGGGCGGTCATATCATCGGGAGTGAACACTTCGAATTCATCGGAATACGAATCAGGTTCATCAGGTCGGTATAATTTTCTCCCGCTTGACTTGCCGGAACCGGGAAGATTTATAATAAATTCGCTTTCAGGCATATTCCACCTATTTAACGATGTACCTTACTTAACGATATACCATTTACCGTTTTTCACTTCGAATACGGTTCCGGATTTGCTTCTTCCCGTTGTTCCATCCGGCAATTTTTCAGCGGGAGAGAATTGTTCCATGCGCCCAAGTTCCTGTGTCATTCGCTGCCTGCTCATCGCTTCTTCCGCCCGTTTCGACTCGTTTACCAGGAGCGTGTCGGCATGAGTGGCGGTTTTTGTCTTCTTTATATTGCGCGACGCCGAAGCGCCCGCGCCCAGGGACGCCCGGTATTCGGCGTCGGTCATGGGCTTGGTTGGGGAGACGAGGGAAACCCTGCCACCCGCAGCCGGTTTCAGTGTTCCCGTTTTCGTATCGAGAATCATGGTTGTTTTCTGACCGGTCGCCGGGTCAATAATATCGCGAGTGGTATACGATGTGTCTTTGCCAACGAGATTGGCGCGATTAGTGTAATATCCAGTTTGCGCTTGCGCTTGGCCGATACGGGCTTCCCGGAGCGGTTTCTCTTCATCGTAACGCCGCTGCTCCCGGTCGATTGCAAGCATTTTCTGGTCAGCGTTGAATTCGTCAAGCCGCCCTTGCCGCTCCTGGTCCTGCCGTCTCCGGTCCCGGTCTTCGGTTGCCATGCTCTGGTCGAATGTTTCCTTGTCGGTCTGGAACTGGAAATTACGTTCCTGTATTTTATTGGCAAGGTCTTCCCGTTTCGCCTGGCGCAGAAGCCCCATCGTATTCGTGATGTCGGCCTGTTTCATGCGTGCAAGGTCGATTCTGCTTAATCGTGCGTTCATGGCATTATCCAATCATAGAACGGGTGAAATCACCGGTTCCGGACGGTCTGCCTCCCGGTGCGAGAGGGACGCGCCTGTTCGGTTCGCCGCCATCAAGAAGCCGCAGGAGCAATTCATACCCGGCATCGGTATCGCCGCCCATGATGAGCGCCTGAGCCGCATTCAAGCCCTTTGTCCATTCATCGTAATCGCTATAGAGTTCGTTGTCTTCCCAAGCTTCAATTCCGGAGACGCCGGCATCGGCAAGTCCGCCCGTCAGGTTCGAAACAAGCGCCGTGCGTTCGTTCCGGCGCTGCGCTCCGTATTCGTCCGAGAGCCGGGCGTATTCGTTCGCCGCCCGGGCCTTCGATTCCTCATTGGCGAGAGCCACGCGCCCGCCCGTTTCGCCCATAATCCGTTGGGTCAGGGCGTCCGGTTCACCGAGGGCCGCCGCGCCCGCGATTGAGTTGCCGAAGCCCTTGGAAGAGAGCCGTCCCATGAGGTCGGTTTTTCGCTCGTGGGCGATTTCACCCGCCCGGCGTCCGGCCTGTCCAACGATAGTCGCCTGCATCGCCGGATTGATTTCTCCTTCACGGCTGACGGTGTCGAGCCGCCGCGCCATGGCGGTACGTGAGAACCGGGGAGTTCGGTTCTTGCGCCCGGTCAGATAACTTGCCACCGCTCCCGCGCCCTTGATAGCCATGGGAGCGTATGCGAGTAAAGCGGGAATAGGCATATTAAAAACCTCCTGAACAGCCCGTGAACGTATCGGACTATGGTTATTTTTCTCTCGTTCCCGCGCCTTTGGCCGGAATGTACCGGGCGTTCACGGACGCGATTTCATCCATTGCCTTGAGCCAGGCGTTTTCCCTGCGCTCATCTTCCCCGAGCATCCCGAAACACTCCGCTTCCGCCAGAGTGAGCATGATATCGTGATAGCCGGGATTGATAAGGCTGGTCACGGCGGAAAGGTTCGTCAGGTCGAAATCATGGGTGAGGAATTCAAAGGTTCCGGAAACAAATGTTGACAACGATCCCGGGGATACTGTAAAAACGAGACCGGAAGCGACAAAATCAGTGACAATCTGGTTGCCGCCCGATGCTTCGGACAGTTTTATGACACAATTATTATAATAATCGTTTGTCGCAACCAGATTTTGAGCCGCAGAGGCGTCGATTTTTGTAACCGCATCCTCTCCGTTTGCCGTATACGTGAATGCGTGCCTCAGCGGCGGCGGAACTCTCAGAAACCACAATTCAACGCTCGTTATTGTGGTCGGGTACACCATCAGATTTCCCTGAAACACCGTGAACACCGGGTTATCTGCGGTCGCCGCAAGGAGCGAGCTTTCCATTGTCTTTACGTCGCGCTGGTCGATCCGTGTCGCTTCCTTCCCGCCCGTCACAATGACCTTGCGGACGCCATCGCCGCCCCGGAGCAGGTCATAGTCAATATTGGTTTTCGTGAGCGCCTTAACGCCGCTGGAGAGCGCCAGCCCGGTTTTGATTACCTCCAATTCGGTGAGCAGTTCCGGAGCCAGTTTATTGGCCAGAGTTATCTGCGCGAAATGAAGGGCGTGCATTTTCATCGCCGGGGTAACGTCAACGTTTCCGGCATCCTCCAGGCGGATTTCAAGCAGGTCATATTGTTCCTGTGCGGTCATTTTGTTTTACTCCTTTATGGGGTGTCTGCTCGCGCAGTCATCAGTTACGCCGCCCGGTTGCCTTCCGTCCCGATGCCCTTGGGGGGAACGTAGCTTTCGTTCAATTCCTTGATGTCTGCCATGGCCTTCTTGTACATATCGGCAAACCGTTTCAGATCCCGCCCTATCTGCCAGCACTCGGATTCCGCAAAGTCGAGAATGATATTGTGATACGCTTCATTCAGAAGCGGTTGCGTTCCGGTATACCCGTCCGTTTCAAAATCATTGGTGATGAAATGAATCGTTCCGCCCGCATAGTTCCCGGTGGCTTTGGCGGGAGAAATGAGCGCCCTTCCCGTTGTTACGATGTAATCGGTGATGACATGATACGCATCGTCTTCCGATGTCCTGATAACCGCGCCATTGTAATAATCAGCGGTCACTTCCGTACCATTTCCGGGAGTGATGATAATTTCTGAGTTCGGATTTGTCACGTCCACGGTATAGGCGAACGTGTACCGGAGCGTTGGGGGAACCCGGAGATACCAGATATCCGCCGTTGCCGCCGTGATTGGAAGTACGTACAACTGATTCTTGAACACATAGCAGTACGGATTGGAAAGCGTTGCCGCCTTGAGTGTGTTTTGCAGATCGGCTTTTCCGCTGTACTCAATCCGGGTACACTCTTTCCCGCCCGTGATAACCACTTTCTTGATTCCTTCCGCGCCCCGCAGAAGCGTGTATCCGAGATTGGCGGACGTGAGAGCGACAACTCCCGCCGTGAGCGTAACCGGCGTTTTGATGTATTCAAGTTCGGTCAGGAGTTCAACCCGAAGATTGTTCGCCGCCTTCATCTGCGCGTTATTCAGCGCCCGGAGTTTCATGGCGTTGGTAAATATGTTTGCCGCGGGATTTTTCATCCTCAACCCGAGCACTTCTATCATCTTTGCGGTAATCATTTTCCCCTCCTCAAATGGGGGTTATTTTTATCAGTCGTGTTCCATTCGAATACTGTCTATCTTCACGGCGTTGGTTGATGTTGCCGCCGAGAGTTCGATAAAGAATTTTTTCGCCCGGAAATTCGGCGCGGCGTCGGCCAACTTCTCCACGGTCTGCGCGGTGAGCGTGACGGAAGTGGTATGGAGAACCTTGCCGGTCCCGGAAGGAGTATAGGCGTAACTTCCGAGCGTTGCCGTAAAGGTCTGGCCCGCCGTGTATGCCGTCACGTTGTACGTGACCGAGGTATACGATTCTACATAATAGGTTGCTCCGAACTTGAGCGAGCCGGACGGGGTGTTCTCCGCATCCAGGAAGCGCACCGTGACCGCTTCCGTTGACTTGAACATCACGTAGAGTTCCCGAACCACTCTGACGTAATCCCGTTCTGATTCGATGCTGAAAACCTTGGTCCGCATCAGGGGAATGACCGATTCAGCAACGGCGGAAGTATATATTTTATTCGCACCGCCGCCCGCTTCCGTACTGTATGCGAGAACGTTTCCCTCTTCGTCCTGTGTCATCGCCGCAATGGTCCGCGCCGTAGTTTCCTCCCGCCATTCGTCCCGGTCTACATTGTAACGCCATGCACCGCCCGCCGCGAACACGAATACAATCTCGCTCTTGGTTGCATCGTATTCGGCCTTTATCGCCTGTTTCTGAGCGAAGGTGAGCGCAAGATACACATCGTTGATAGGTTCGGATACACGCAACTGTTCCAGGGGGGTCCGGTCGGACTCGGCAAAACTGTTCGGAGCGAGGCCGTAAATTCCGTCGATGGAACACACGTAGAGCTTACCCTTGGCCTCGATGCCGCCCTGTTCGGCAACACACCCGATTGCATGGGACGCCTCCATATCGTACCATATTGCCGGATTATTCGGGTCCCCTTTGGTATTCACCATGATTACCGCCCGCTCATGGGTGATAACCGGCATTCCGAGTAGTTCATACACACCGGTTACCGCGCTTCCGTGCTTATCCGGCATTTTCCGCACCCTGCTGACCGGGTTGGCGTCGGGACACCCGGGAAGCGAGTATGATACCCAATCAACATGCGTTTCCTGGTCGCTGGTTCCGGGCGCAAGAATAAGATTGGCCTGCCAGAGCATCCCGTTGATCAGCCGGGCGAATTTGCCATGGATGAGATTAGATTTCTCGTCGGAAGCGTAAGGCGATTCGAATTCACTTCCGAATCCGTTATCATAAAAAACGATATCAACATCGCTCCCGTCAGCGGTGAAGGTATACAGGCCCTTCGATGGGGAAAGCAGTTTCCAGTTACGCGCCTGAAAATCCGTTCCGAGCACATCGCCCACGAACTTGAACGCCCGCATGTGATTGGCGTCTATGCGCCGAAGTATTGTATCGTTGAAATAGAACATTCCGCCCGCATAATCGTTAATTCCGGTCAAGGCTGAATTCACGATTGCCACATGCGGCCCGGAGAAGAAACCGCTCGAACCACTTTGTTCCGGCGACACCGCCGCATAATTGGTGCCGCCGTCAGTCGAAACATATAATTTCCATGACACATTCCACCAGTCAACCGCTAATTCATCGGCTCCGGAGAGACTGAATACGGTATTCCCGTCCCCCGTAATAGTATCCGAATAATCCAGCGTATAATAATTGCCATCAGCATCAGCGAAACGGTATCGGTAGCCGACTTCGTTTGGAAAATCATAGGCTGATAGCGCCGGAATATATACAGTTCGTTGTCCGTCATACGCTCCAGCCGCTACCGGGGCATATCCACCCGCTCCGGAACCGGAAGAAACGTTTCCGCTTGCGCGAAGGAAATTTATGGTATGTATCCGTTTGAACTCCCCGTCATGGTCTTCCGAACGATACACCCGAAGTCCGGTTATCCTGGGATTCAGAGATTGCGGAACGGTAATCTCGAACTTGGGATAATAATCCCCGTCAGCGCCTATATCGACCGCCTGAACCGTGCTCAAGAGAGATTCCTGTACCCCGTCATAGACATAGGCGAATTTATAATAGCGATATTGAACCTCGTTTATGATTTCCCATATCGTCGCGCCGAAGTCGATCATGGTGGTCGTTACCGTGAGTGCGAAAACCGCAAGGTTCGTGGGGTAGATATAGAATCCAGCCGATGCCGCGACAATGCCATCCCACCGGGCCCGGCTGATGTAACCGATCCAGAGGCCTTGGGCGGTGTCTGAAATGGTGAGTGTCCCCATATCCCCTGCGTCGCTGGCAATGGAGGCGACAGTAATGAGCGTGTTCCCGCCCCCGGTCGTTACGCTGGCGACAACATACGTCCCATTGTTTGATGTACTCCCCGCTACGGTGAAAATCTGCCCCACAGAGAAGTATGCGGTCTGGTCTCCGGAAATAGCGAACTGGTCGGGGCCACCGGTAAGCGTAACGCTGAGAATGGCGAATGCATGACTGATCGCCGCAGCGTTTCCGGGAAGAAACCTAAGCACCTCGTCATACTGGAATATGGGATTCCTTGCGATGCGGGCATAATACGCATCATTTTGCGTGAACCCGGTCACGGAGCCAATCAATACCCAAGCATCCGGAGTCGCCCCCACATCCCACCCGTACAACCTCACATAACCGGAACTCGTCACCCCGTAGGCCAGATACAGTTTTCCGCCCGTCAGGTTGGGATTGATGAACGTCCACAGAGCGCGCATGGTCTCGGTGAGCGCCCCGGTAACGGAGGCATGCAACCCATACCCGAAGGTCTTTTCCAGCCGCCCGTTGACAGCGCGGAGATTGCGGAGACGGGTAAGCATCTCCTTGGGGATATCCTCGGGGTCCCCGTTGGAAAACACGCCTTTGAAGGTGTCGAGTCTCATATTACATCAGTCCGTGTGGGTAAGGTATCGGTCTGTTCCGCTCCGGTCTGTCTCACTAACTCCCCAGATAAATATTGTAGTTCCCGTTGCCGCCGCCGAACGGATTTGTTCCCAGGTTCGCACGGTATCCCATGCGAGAGCTTTCATCCACCGGGAATTCCGCGTTGAGTTTCGTTATGGCCGCGTCCGCCTGCCCTTTATATATTTCAGCCCGTCTCAGGTCGTTTCCGATAAGGCAGAGTCGCCAGCTTGCCAGGTCCATGATGATGTCTTGAGCAAACGTCTCCAGTTCGCAGTTCACGGAAGTGGTCATTGCAACCGGTTCGCGCTGATAATAGACGGTCACGGTCGCCCCGGAATATGGGTAGACAAAGAACGAAGTTCCCTGCTGATAATAGACGGGAATATCGGATGTGCCCTTGGCGCCCATCATGGTCATTATGCGATGTTTCCTGAATGACACCCGGACACAGAACTTATCGAGGCTGGAATGGAGAATCCCCCTGATGCCCGTCACGCCACGAAAGAGCGTTTTTGTCAGGTCGGTGGTATGAAAATGCCCGTCCGTTGAATTGAGCGCTACCGCCGCGTCCGAATAGTCGAGGGTGGTTATAATGCCATCGTTGAGCGCCCCTATGACGTAATCCTGCTGCTGATTCAGGACAAGCAGGCGTTCGGTCGGCGTGAACTCGAACGGAGCGTCCTGCGCCCGGTTCAGTTCGTTGGCGAGCACCCCGAGATAGTCAAGCATGGTTGTGATGGTCATTTTATTCCGCCGAGTTTATTTCCGCCGTGTGTGTTTCGCCGTTATTTTCGATTTCGCCGTCATACCGGTTTCTTCCCCCGGTGCGGGTCATCGAATCCAACGCCCTTGCTGAACGCGAGCAGAATCAGGAACAGGAGCGCACAACAAAGACCAAACGGTGCGAAACTGGTTTCATCCCCGCATCTCCTGAACGCGCACCGCCATTTCAATCAATTTTTCCTTGCTCACCCGGAGCGGATTTTCTACCGTCAGCCCGTAAAAGGCGATAATATCCTTTTTGGTTGCTGTTTCGAAATCGAACGCTGGCGCGGGCGGGGAAGGAATAGCCGGAGCATTATCTTCTGCCGGTGCTTCTTGCCCCTTGTCCAGAGTATCGTGGTTCATCTGCTCGTCAAAGGTCCTGTACGGCGGAACGTCGGGAACCGGCGCGGCCTGAACAGGAATAACGGGAGCCGGAGCCTCCCCTGTCAGCTTTGCCGGGGAATCGCGCCATTTGCCATCGTCAACCGCTTGGAACGCGGGAGAAGACCTGAATACAACCCCGTCAAAACGGTCAGGATGATACATTACGCAAGGGAAGCTCGGGGGAAAGGGGACTGTTATGGCTGAATTCATATGTTTTCCTTTTGGAATGCCTCCCCCCTTTCGAGGGGAGGCGTATCGGTTAAGACTCACCAGCATCCTGCGTCCATGTGCCGATTGCGTTGGTTACGAGCCAGCGCACGGCATCGAGGGCGATTATCCGGCATGTTCCGGCTACACTGCCAATAGACCGGTCTGCCGCTCCGGTAGAGATAAGAATTGAGTCACCGGAAGCGGCCACAATTCGCAGACTGTCCGTGTCGGCAACCAGAATGTCAAACCATATGCCGGCTGCCGCACCGGGAAGGGTAATGGTGCGCTTCGCGGTCAATGGGCGGGCGATAAACATTGAGCCGCTGTGCGCAGCGAGTGGAGATGTGGCGGCGTCGATGAAAAAAGTTTTTTGTTTTGAATAGACAGTGCCTATCTTCGCCGAGTCGCCATTAACAATCGCTCCCGTTACGGTTGTGCCGGACAGAGTAGTTCCGCTGACGGTTCCCGTAACCGCAATACCGGCGGTGTCGAATATCGCCACGCTTGCGCCCTTAGCGGTGAATCCCATGCGGTTCCCGGTCGCGGCAAGGAAATAGAAACCGGTGTCCTTGTCGGTGCTTCGTCCAAATACCGCATCAGATGCCGAGCCGTTTATTGTGGCGAGCGTCCGCTTACTGGATGTCGTATCAACTCCAGCCGTGCCGATGGTGGCTGTAGTGATTCCCGCCGTGGTACTGGTAAGGGTTGTGGCCGTCAGCGTGGTTATGGTCGCCTCGTTGATGGTCTGCGTGTTTCGGGAATCGTTGAATCTCCCGCCGATATTGTCGCCAGTTCCGGGTCCGCACCCGCCCAAACAGAGCGCCAGAATGAGCGCCGGAATGATAAAAAAGAATCGTTTCATAAACCTGTCCCTTCAAAGGGGTGAAGGGGCCGGTGTTACCCGGCCCCGCGAAACGGTTACGCTCCGTAATCAACCCAATCGTCGGAAACCCATACCAGACCGGTACGGGGGTCTTCCGCCGCGATTTTATACGCAACGTCTCCCGAATCAGTCAGGCTGAGAACCGCATACCCGTCCTCGTTGGTCATGACGGTGATATGTTTGCTCGTGGTCGCCGTGGTCGGGTATACGAGCCGCCCGTCCGTGTCGTCCGTGTCGATGGTGAAATTCGCCTGGGGCGCGTCATCGGTAATGAATCCGCTGTCGAGTTTGGTGAGCCACACATCGACAAGGAAACATCCGTCAACGGCGTCACCGTTGGAATCGAGCAACTGCATGGTGCATTCCGCCTCATGCGAGCCGCCGGCCGCCATCGTGAAACTGATGGACGGATTGATTCCCTGAGAGCCATGATAATCTGCCAGCATAGTTTTGTGTCCCTGAATATTGTTTATGGTTTAGGCGGGCGATATTTCACACCCGCCATGAATCCAGGTTACTCGCCGTCGATACGACACGCCCAATCCGCATGAAGCGTCTTGGTTCCAAACAGAACGTCGAGACGGACGATCTCTTTCCGGGTCATGATGTCGAAATCCTTCACAACCGCAATGGAAAGCCCGTCTTCGGTCCGCTCCGCGCCCCAGGCTATGGAGTCGATTTTCTCGAACGGTACGGATGCGAATCCGAACGCCTGCTCGTGGAACGCCATGTTCGAGGCAAACAGGGTCTTGGTCTGCGCAACGCCGCGCACGGTGATTTCCGCATTCGCCACGGGAGCCGCGTCAACGGTCTGATACGGGCCGGTAAGTACGATTGCCGGGGAAACCGTCACCGCCATGTATCCGGCGCTCAGGGAACCGGAAGCCGCACCTGATGTGACCGCAGACTTGACGACGAACTGCTGGAGGTTGTCATACACGTTCGCGCCATCCACCCGGTTCACCGCATACACGTCAGGAATGGTGAATACATCACCCTGCCGGAGCATGTTGGCCGTGCTGTCCGTCCATCCGTCCGTGTAGATGATGGATTCTTCGGCGGTGTCGGAAGCGGTGTAATAGGTGGCGCTTCCACCAGTTCCGCCGCATTCGGTCGAGGTGGCGACGAGAGGCGTTCCGGTGGCCGTGCCCCTGGTATGCCGATACGTATTGTTGGAAGAGAAAATATCGAACCCGGAGAGCGGATCGACATCGGCCTTCTCGATCATGCTCTTGACTTTGGCCTCAAGCAGCAACCCCTTGAGGGCGTCAGCCATGGTGTAACGGGCCTTGGAGGTGAAACCGAGATGCCGGTTCCCTTCCGGGCAACCGCTCTTGTCCATGAGTTCGGCGGCGTCACCGAACACGGCGAACGACGCGGGAGTGGTTCCCGGGGTGCCAACGGACTGATACACATCCCGGTAGAGAAGGGCGCACGCCCGGTCAACGTCGTTGGCCAGCCGCCGCGCCGCCGGTTTGATGTACCGTTCGTTGTACTCGGATATCTTCATGGTCAGTTCGATGGACGAGAACGCCCACGGAACCACTTTGTTGGTTGCGAGGGTGAACGTGGTATAGGATTCCTGCACGTCCTGGATGTGGCTGGTGATGTCCGGGCCGTCGTAGGAGTCGAGCCGAACCGGGCGCCGGACCTGGAGCGAGGTTCCGATTTTCTTTCCGAAATCCTTTTCGTAATTCGCCCGCCAAACGCGCTTGAGGTATTTCGATTCCTCGAACGTCCCAATCAGCGCGAGGTCGGCGATGATGGTGGGGGTGATGATTGTATTTGACATAACGCGGTGTCCAATCTCAGACTAAGCCCGCCTTCAGCGCCTTTCGCAAGTCGTTGGTGCTGTGCGTCCCCTTGCTGAAATCAATAAGGGGACGGTCGCCGCCGCGAGGTACGACCGGCGTATCCGGTGGGTTGGGTGGTTTATTCGGTCTCTCGATGGGCTTTCCGGTGGTTTTATCCACGACGGCAGCCGCAACAGAGTTTTGAGCGATAGTTGATTCGATTTTACCGATTTCGCGAAGCATGGCGCGTTCACCGCGCTCCTGGAGCGTCTTTTCCAGTCCAGCCAGAACGTCGGGATTATTCACGAGGTGCATGGCAAGGTCGGGGAACACGTCGGAATCGCCAATAGCGTCACGAATCTCGGTGAAGGTCTCGGTAGCGAATACTTCCTCGAATTCGTCACCGTATTTCGTGCGACCGGCCTTGATTTTCTGCTCGTACGCAACCTCCTGCTCCCGGTCCTGCTCGGCCTGTTTCTGCTCCCGGTCCTTCTTGTCGCGCTCCGCGAGCGTTTCGGAGACGATTTTTCGCGCTTTCCAGTCAACCAGCGCCTCGCTGTACTCGGCATAGGTCTGGAAATCCTCTTCCTTGGGCTTATCGCCCACAGCACCCGCCGGCACCTCAGCCTGCTTGGCGACGTCAGCGGGTTTCGCCGCAGATTCGAGGGCATTAACGCGCTGTTCGAGGGCATCCGCCCGGCGTTTCTCGGTTTCGCGCTCCCGGGTGATTTGGTCGATACGCTTCTGGAAACTACTCTTTGACTTCGGAGCGGCATCCGCAGGGGTATCACCTGTTTTTGTTTCAGTGGCAGCAGCGGTATCGTCGGCCTTGACATCAGCGCCGGTCGTACCGTCCGTGCCGTCTGTTTTTGCGGTGGACGAGTCCGCAGTTTTTTCAGCGTCCGCAGCAGCGGGTTCCGTAATCGTCACAGGTTCGGGAGTGGGTTCGACAATGATACTGGCGCCGCCGCTCAAATCCTGTGCGTACTGGCTCCGCAGAGCTTCAATTCCTGATGGCATTTCAAACCTCTGTTCGTTGGTTCGTGGTTGTGTTTCGCACCCCTTGCGAGGCGTATTTTTGCCCGGTTATGGCAGCCGGTAGCCTGAAATATTACTTCAAATTAGAATTATCCTGTCCTGATGCGTGGCTCTCCTCACTGCCTTGCCCCGGCCCTTCTTCCCGCCGTTCCTGCTCAATCATTTTCCCCTGGATGTCCAGGAGCTTTCCCTCGTTCTCGATGGTTTTACCCTGGTTCTCCAATCCTCTCGACTCTATCTCCTTGTCCTTTATGGCTATATCCTTCTCCCTCAGTTTCATTTCCATCTCAAGTTTCGGGTCGGGAGCGTTCGTGAGCCCCTGCAATGTCTGAATCAATTTCTCCACATCGACCTTTTCGCCCTTGAGTTCGGCCAGCATGATGCTCCGCAGCGGTTCTGGAGCTATCGCGGCTATCCGTTTTCGCAGCCGTTCGGCGTTTGGCGCATCGATGCTTTCAATGAGGATGTCAGCCATTGCCATTGCCAGTTCCGGCTGTCCGCTCACCAACTGCTGTATGACGTTCGCCAGTTCTATCTGCTTCGTGGCATACGACGCTCCCACGGTAACGGCAACATCGTAATTCGACACGTTTTCAATGTCGTTCAGGATTCTTATCACCGCACCCTCGTCGGTCTGGTATTCCGTCACCGATCCGCCGTTAAAGGCTTCCGGGTCCTCGGCCTCGCCGAGCGGCTTGTTCACATGGCGGTAATCGTCGGCGCCGTCCTCGCCCTTGATACGGAGAATCTGCTCTCCGGAATAGGTCGCTGGAATCATCTCCATGATGATGCGCCCGGTGTGCTCCACCGCCCGGATAAGCTCTGCCGTGAACGCATAATTCGTTTTATCGGTCTGCTTGTTCCGGGCACTTATCGCCACTCCGGATGTTTCAGGTGAGACGTTGCCCAGTGTCGGATCGTATATCCCCACGCAATCCTTGGTCAGTTGCCCGGACAAGGCCATGAGTTGAATATGCGCCGCATCCGGCATCGGCGGATTGTTCCGAGTCGGCATCATCCCCGGCGCGTTTGGATCGGGCGTGTAAATCAGTTTCGACCGTGGGATTTCGTTGGCGTCATCCCATTCGTAGTGCCCCTCAAACATTTTAGCCGTTCCGATATAGGGCGCTTTTGGCGACAGGCTCATGAGTTCCGCTATCTCGGTAACGACGAAATTCTGGAACCGTATGGGGTCCTTGGCGTTCCTTACAACGCCGCGCGTTTTCCATTTGCCCTCGATGTTCCGGCGTTTGCCCCATATCGGCACAATCGGAATGAGTTTGCCCGGCTTCCCGGTCGGTCCCTCCAATATCTCCGCGCCGCTCATCAGCATCCACTCGACACGCCACGTATTCACATCACGCGCCCGTATCGGCCTCTGCCCCGGCGCCAGCGCCCGCGTTGCCGTGCCGTCCGGGAGTAGATACAGCTTGTACGTCTCCGGCACCTTACGCCAGTACATCGACAGCCGGATACTGCTCGAATCGTACCAATCTCCATACTCCCGCGAATTTTGCAGGGAATCGAAATCAATCATGGACGCTTGGGGATACCGCGCCTTGTATTCATCCCTTGAAACCCGGTATGGAATGTGAAACCACCATGCGTCAGTCAGGTCCGCCCGCTCTGCCGTATGGTCCCAAATAACCCCCAGCGCATCGGACACACTGAGGATTTTAAGCTCCTGGAAGAAAGATTCATCCCCAAGCCACTCATTGAGCACCAGCCACCAGCCGCGTCCGCAGGTCGCCGCGCTATCCACCGCCTCCATATAAACCGCGTTCGCCCCGGAGCGATAGGCGATATTGCGATACAACCCATTGAGCAGTTCGGAGAGCTTCGGATCGCCCCGGTCATCATGAGGAGAGAATTTAACGGCTGGAACCTTCTGCTTGATGTCGCCCGTCACCTGGTCAACGTATTTGTCCAGCGTGTTCATGCTGAGATACGGGCGATTGGCCGCTTTGCGCTGCGTCTGAACGTCAACCGGCCATTGGTTTTCCGGGTCCGTGAACTCCAAATCATCAAGCGCCTTCGCCCGGTCATCCTGATCAGCCGTTACCCCATCAGAATACCGCTCCCGCGCCTCCCTGAGAATGGAGGCTGTCTCGGCATCGGAAAGCGTCGGGGTCGTGGTTGCGTCAGGTGCGGTTGACATACTCAGGCCCTTGTTATCGTGTTGAACCGGTTATCGAAACATGAGAACAGGTAATTCTCCCATTCGTTCGAGCCGTTTCCGGGGAGCACCAGGAGCGGTATCAACTCATCGTTGCTCACCATCACCGTACGGTCATCCGAAACGGCTATCGCGTGAGACTCCTTGAACAGCCCTGCTCTTATCGTGTACACCGCGGCCGGCTTACCGATGCGGGAGAGCGCCCAGGCCCCCATAACCGCCGCCGTCTGACAGTCGCCATGCTGTTTCCGGGCGAACGTTACCAGCGGCGTCGGCTGCCACTCAACCGGCTCCGGTATCCATTCAAAATGGCTCATAAACCGCCGCACATCATCCAGCGAGCGGAGTTCGCCCTGCCAGTTAACCATATCCACCATGGCGTCGGTCCGGTTCGGGTTGTAACGCCAGAACAGCCAGTTGATGAGCCGGGAACGGAGACGGTTGAACAGGATGAGCGCAGCGGCTATCATTGGCTCACCGCCTCATAGATTTCTACCCGGCCACGCGCAACACCGCCGATATTCGTCACCCCGAGAATCAGGTTTCCGGTCGCAGGAGCAGGCCAGAGCGTACCGTCCGGGAGTGTGGGGGTTGCCGCCTCGGTCGCGATACTGTCCCGATTCGCCAGCGCCCCACCCATAACGTCGAATCCGCGCCCGTTTTTGAGCGTCATGTCCAGGTTATCTGCCGCATAGGTGCTCGATGAGGTGTCCGGTTCGGTGATGACCAGCATGATCCAGCCCCGAAACTGATGCGCCGTGGTGTATGCGGTGAGCGTCGAATCCGTGGAGGATGCCCGCCAGGTGAGCACGATTTTGTTGATATTCCCGTGCCGCTCAAGTGTTTCCGAGACCGTTCCCGCCGCATGGGAGAGGACCGAAAATACCGCGAGAGCTGCCAGTGCAAAAGTGATGAGTATGAGTGATATGCGTTTCATCTGTCTCCTGCCCTCCCGTGTTAATTCATCCAGCCCTGACCGTGCCTGACCATCGAGCGCGGCACTGTTTTCCGGCTGCCAGCCGATACCAGCAATGGCGTCGATTTGAGCGTCTTGACCGCGATATATTGCCCGGCGTCATGGATGTGGCTGAACCTGTTTTTGATAGGCTCTTCCCCGTAAATCCCTGTGCCGGTTCCGATTTCGGGATAACAATACCCGCCCATGAACCCGTTGATGTACCGGGTGCAGGACGGGTCAATCAGCACGCCATCCATGAGCCGGAGTTGCTGGTCAACCGACTGGACACGGGCTGTAAAATTATTGTCGCTCGAAATGACCTCAATACCAACACCGGCCATCAGTTCGGCATTTGAGGTCAGCCCGCCCTCTCTCCGGGAGAACTGCGCCGCGCCGGCCGGGTCCGCGTAATCCGTGTATTTTGCCCCCGGAAACTGCTGATTACAGGACTCAACAACCAGTTTCGCAAAATCCACGATGCCGAGACGGTCGGTCACGAACTCCCGGAGAATGTGCCAGCGTCCCGGCGTCGGGAAATAGGTTACGAGACACGCCGGAGTGTTGCCGGTATTGTCCCATCCGCGAACCAGGGGGGACACGCCATCCCATACCAACGGCTCCTCGGAAACATGGATACCGCGCCGGAAATTGACATAAACCAGTTTGCCCTTTACTATAATGCCCGGTTTCCCATCGATGTACATATCAACCCAATCGGGCGCATCACGATAGGACGCCCGCAGGTCGTTATAATAGCCCGCGCCGAGATTGACATCATTCTCCCGCGGCGGCTGCCAGAATCCTACGTGATTTTCCAAGGGTTTTTTGCCCGGCATCGGGCCGGGAACGGGGGTCAACCATTTGAATTGGCTGTAGGTTTCGTGCTCGACATCTGGGGGATTCGTGGTTTCTATGCCCCATTTTACCGGGGATTTCTGCGGATAACGGCCTATGCGGTTTTTCAGCATCCGTTTCGTTTCGCTGGCAACCTCGATGCTCTCGTCTATCCAATAGCCCGTAATTTCGAGCGATTTGAATTTTCTAACATCCTGGGGCCGATCACACGACCGGAACAGGATTTCAACCTCGACGCCATTGGCATATTTGATAAACAGCGTGTTCGACTGCGCCCGGAATGTACTGTCCGGGAACCACTCTGTTACCGTTTTCATGGTTGTATCGCGCAGTTCGCAGTAGGTATTTCTAACGATAACCCACCGCGTTTTTTTGATGCCGTGCCGTTTAAAACAAAACATGGGGAGATAATAACATACCTCCATCGTTGCCCCGGATGTTTTACCACTGCCGACCGGCCCGACAATGCACCGGTAAACCGCGCCAGACTCGTGAAACAGTTTGAGCGTTGGGAGCGCCTGATAGCGCCTGATATTGTCGCCAGAAGAGACAGGAGCCACAGCGGGGGGCGTTGATATGGCGGGCATCGCGCTCACTGGTCGCCTCCAGGCGTGGAACCAGCGGAACCGGCATCATCCGGTTTTTGCATGCCATCCGGATCGAGGACCGTAACCACGTGCTCGGAACGGTCTACGAACATCCCGAGATGCCGGGCCAGAGAATCAAGCGCTCCTTTTTTGTCGTGAAGTTTGATTTTGATAGTTGCCCCAGACGGGGTATCTGTTTTTGAAATCTCGGAAACCGCAGCGGATTGAGCGGGGGTGAGGTTTTCGGAATCAATTGCGATAACGGAATTTTCATTCCATTTTACAAAATCACGTATATCTGAAAATGCTAATTTCGCATATTCATGAACAATTTTTTCAGCAGTGACCTCAAGTTTGCGAGCTATTTTTTCTCGTCCTTTTTGTATCTCGGCCTGAATACCAACATGAACCAACAGCCTACCAACCTGCTCATTTGCGGTTTTTTTCGAGTATCCGGCCCGAATTGCCGCTTGGGTTGCATTGAGGTCAACGAGATATTCCTGGACGAAAAGGCGCTGTCTCGGTGTAAGTTTATCGTTTTTGTCCATGAGTGCCGCGCCTCTGAAATTTAAAACGGGGCCGGGCTTATTTAATGCCTCAGCCCCCGTTGTGGTGATGCAACTTGGGGCGCTTTGCCCCGCTCATTTTTGATTTGGACCGCCTCGTTCAGGCGAATCCTCATAATCATTTTTGTACTGGTACTGCTATCTATTCGTCTCAGGTTTTTTGTCGGCTCGGATGCTTATTTTTTTCTGGCCGTCCAGGCTGCCGCAATCCCGAGCGGCCAGAATCACAGGAGGGAGAACCATGCGTGTGGTGACCGTTAGCACCACGGCGGGGAATATTACGCATGCGAGAGCGGTTGTCAAGCAGTTTTTATCTGATTTTTACCGTGATGTGAAAATAATTCTGAAATCCGGTGTTACTACACGTTTAATTTTCTTGCGAGAATGCCCCAAAAATCGATTATCTCACCCGGAGCCGTATATTATATCATCTCACAAAATAACCCAAAATTACCCAATATCGTGCAAATAGCATATACCCTGATATGATTCGGCTCCCCGGAGACTGGCCGCACAGCCACCGGGGAGCCGTGAACCCGGAGGGGAATGAACCGGGCTGAATCGGCGATACTACTTACAGGCCTGCTTACAGGCCTACTTACAGGCTTACTGCTTACAGGCGCGAATATTACTCATTCGGAACCGGGAGTCAGGGGGTTTTTTACCCGGCTTATTTTCTGGATGGCTTGCCCGGATATAGTATTCCTGATCGCTCCGGAACGATTTACCGTCAACGCTCGATACGATTGCCAGGACCTCATCCCCATGATCGGAACAATGTGGTACTCTCGGTCCCTCGGCATGCCCATGATAATGGAAAATGCGCTTGAGATAATGTAGTGAACAAAAAGGACACGGTATTTTCAAGAGGGAGTAATTTATGTGCTTGTTTGGTTTCAGAATTTTTCCTTCCAGCAGGAGCATTTCTTTTCCCTGGTAAACGATGGTTGGAATAGGAATATCCACGAGAACCATTTTGAATTTGAATCGTTGGTTATTATCAACCCGTATCATTGATTTTTCCTCCTGTTTTTGACTGGCTACAGCTTGTAGCCGCCTTGTAGCCGGGTTTGTAGCCATCTTATATATATATTATATATACACTTATGAAAAAAATATATATATAGGCTACAGTGGCTACAATAAATATATACATGTACTGTATATGTCAGTGTCTATGTATAATGGGGTATATAAAAAAGTATTAAATATATATAATATCTCACTCTCATACTCCCACTCTCTATATATCTATGTTTCTGAAATTTGTAGCCGGTAGCCATTCTCTGCAATATATTGTATTGCAGTAACTTGTAAAAACCGGAGCGGCTACACGGCTACAAACGATTTTGTAGCCACTCATTTTTTACAACAATAAATACATTTTTACTCTTCATCGCCTCCAAATATGTTTTTAAGTGGGATTCGGGTACATCTGAGTTTGGGGCCGGCGTCGAAACGCTGAGGATTTTCTTTTTTTGCGTCTGGTAATCGCCTGAGTTGTTGGTTATAATTGTTTTTCCATGGGGAATCCCGCATGATATTTTTTATGGCCTCATGGTTGTCTGCAATGAGCAAATCACCGACTCCATCATCACGAAATACGATTTTTATACCGTATCGTTTGAGAGTTCTTTCAACATCATCAATGCCTGGTTCACCAATTTCAGGGGTGGCAATTTTTAGCTTTTTAGATGCAATTTCGAGCAATTTACCGATGGTCCGGTCTTTGATATTGCCGCTCTCTCTAATCTGGATAAACGAGTGAAGTATTTTATACAGGCAACGCATTTCATCCGATTCTATCTCTGATTCGATAATTGAATCCCACTGCTGTTTTTTTATCCATTCCAGCGCCTGTGAAAATTGAATTTCGGAATCCGAGAACAGTGAATACGCTCCCGCCATGAGAGCTCCGTATTGGTCACCCTTGCGCCGGTCGCCAAAATGGGCGGTTGCCGCGTCGGTGAAGGTTTTGATATTGGCCTGGATGACGGGAATCAGCCTGATGGTTCGAGACTGGAAGCGCTCACAGAAATCATCGGTTATCGTTTCAAGGGTCATCGCGCAGAGCGTTTTGAATGGGTCATCCTGGTCCTCTGACGGGGCTGGCTGTTTGATGAGATTTAGGACCGCGATCCTGGATGCGTCGGATTTCTGCACGATATTCGTTCCGATTGAGCCGAATAAAAAACATGACTGAATATCATACATGAGCGCCCCGCCGGCGGGAGTACCCTTGACTATGTTTCCGTCGCCGCGCGAGGATGCCTGGCGCATGAGAGAGAGAACCATGAACATGCGCTCCTGGTTGTGAATATCCTCTCCCTCGGCCTCTTCGAACAAGACCGGGCGGGCGTCATTGCCGAGATACTGCCGGATACCCGCTGCGGTGGACTCCGATTTAACCTTGAATGCGGCCTGTCCGAGCAAGGGGGAAATGATATTATTTTGAATCCACGTTTTTCCGGTTCCATGCGCCCCGGTCAGCCAGATATGCGGGCGCCAGTCGAGGATACCGCATATGGGGGCCAGAACACACCAACCCGCGAGGAGCCGTCCCTGCATCTCACTCTCGAACGGGAGCCGATTGGTTATATCGATAATCCGGTTCGCCTCGGTTTTTGATAATGGCGGTTTATCAATGCCGCCCTGCGGATGGGTGGCTTGATAGATGTATCGGGTATCGAACCCGGAGATAGGGAGCCGTTCGCCGTCCACGATGAGATGATCCCCGCGGTGAATTACGATGCGACCATCATCTCCCCAGACGCCGAGACCGCGGAGTTGGCGGGCGTCGAACACCCCGCGCCGCGCCGACTCCCGAAACAGTGCATTGGCCCATGCGGTCCAGTTTGGCCCGTTGTCGCCCAAAAAACACGACTCCCAGAATTGGATTGGAGCAATAGAGAGCAGGGGTATTTTCTGGTGCTCCCGGGCGGTGAGTATGGTTATCTGGTTTGTTTCGCGTGACATATAATGATATCTGCCCTGGTTGTACCCGAGCAAACGGAACGGCGCGTTATTAAACAGTGTATCTCTAACCGATTGTTTTGGGGTTGCGCTCGCGTCTGTTGGCGGGTTATCGGGCGGTTTATCGGGCGGATAGTCCGGCGTTTGTTCCTCCTCATCGTAACTGTCCAGCGGAGTGAGGTTTTCCGGATACGGGTATTCCTCTGTTTTTTTACTCTGGCGACTTATTCCCAATTCTTCCGCCGCCGCCTTGGCCGCCGCTTTCGGGTCTCCGCCATGCTCATAGGACGCGAACACGTCGAACGGGTCCACGAGGTGAGGTCCATACATGAGATCGTTGGTGGAAAAATGAAATGATTTGTTGTCATGGAGCACCACAGACGAGCGGTCGGTGACACCGGGACGGCAGTACATAGCTCCCCGGGGGGTATATCCGTGCGCCTCCAGTATCTCCCGGATCGGGTGCGCCTGATTGTATGCCTCGATAACAGAGGCCTGGGCCTTGCCCCGGCGAAGGGGCTTGGCGGCGAGTGCGTCCGCTAACCGTTTTTGCTGGGCCTCTGTTTCCTGCCGGGTATATGGAGCCTGACAGAGAGACCGTGCCGCAGAAAGGAGTGAATCAGCATGCGCCTGGCTGAGCACGGGTATTTTGCCCGGATTGCCGGTGTTGGGGAGCCAGCGGTAGGTGTTGCCGGATGGGTGCATGGAGGGGGGAATAACCACATATCCGCCCTCGCCCCTGGTCTCAATAGCGATTTCCCGCCCGGTCGTTTCCGCCTCATTGGGATGCCACGCGAGTTTTTGATTCCCCCCGGGATCGGGAGCGCGGAAAAATACCTGATGTCCGCCTCCCCCGGTTTGCTGTACAGGGAGATTTGCGGAGAGGTCGCCGGTAGCCTTGCGCCATTGCTCATAATACCCCGGTACATCGAAATCAAGGACACAGAGACCGCCCGAGACCGCTCCGCATACCGCCGCGAGGGAACGGACCTGACCGGAGCCACCGGATGAGCCGAACCAGTCGGATAGTTCCTCCGGGACTGGGAGCCGGTCCTGATATGGCCTCCACGTTGCCTTGTTTTCCTCTCCGAGAGGGAGGGCGCGGGCAAGCGGGCGCTTGGTTTTATGGTCGATTGGGATAACCGATATCCCCGCAGAAACATAGCGACGGGCGAAATCATGGATGGTAGGTCCCGGTCCGGTAGTTGGCCTGGTAGCCGGTCCTGACGAATGATTATTTGCCATGGCTGGCCTCGCTGATGGTGCGCAGATATTCAACGAGGTTTTTTTTCTGGCGCCCGCTCAGATTGCGCTCACAGTTGTCGAGCACCCACCGGAGATAATCGACCGGTATTTCCGAGTATTTTTTCCCTTTGTGTTTGCCGAAATAGAGCATTTCGTCGCCGGGATTGATATCATGGGGAACCCATTTGAGCCAGCGCCCGCAGATGGAGCAGGAACCGCGCAAATGCCGCCCGGCAGGAGTAACGGCGAGGTCAACGATTTGATTGCAGTCGGGGCAGTAATGCTGGCCGGCAGCAATGGGGTTTTCGGCCATGATAAACCTCCATTGATGTGGATAATAGGGATGTGTGGTAACGCATGTGTGGCAGGGGCGAATATTACTCATTTATAATGAATAGTCAAGCCCTTTTTCAAGTATTTCTCACACCTATCTCATTAAAATCAGGGATGTTACATATGGTGCATGGTACGCGGTGGAGTATACAGGATATAGGGAGTTACAAGAGCAAACAGGGCGCAGGGGGAAAATATTTTTTTAATGCGAAATAAATGCTTGACATAATACGTATTATTGTATATAATATCACAAACAAATTGCGTCCACTTATTATTGTTTTAAAGGAGCGTGATTATGATTGAAGAAAAAAAATGTCTGCGTTGCGGCCATATTTGGTTGCCGAGACAGGCTAGAAGACCAGCGCAATGCCCTAATCCACTTTGCCATTCAACCGCTTGGGATCGTCGAAGAGATATACATACACCAGGACCGAAACCACGAAAGGAGAATAATTCATGAGCAGTAAAGAACATATCGCCGTAGAGTTCATCAAAATCTGAGATTATTAAGTGCTTGATGTAACACATTCACGGGGCCGGGGGACCGGCCCACAGGAGGGAAAGAATCATGAAACGCTACTCGACCGAATGGAAGCTTGCCGAGACCAAAAAACACGCTGGCTGGGCGCAGTATCACAGAGACACCCGCAACTGGAAGTGGCATTTTGTCCGGAACGATACCGAGTACAGCAGGGGCGACTATCTCACCCGGAATGATTGTGAGCATGACAACCGCGCGAATACCCGCCGCTACTACACCATCTCCGGCAGCTTCGCCAACGCCATCACAATCAACGCTTTTCGGTCGCCCACTGACCGTGACGCCTGGGTAAACGACGAACCCATGAGCGGGACCGGGAGCCACTACGATAAAAACCGGGAGGCTGTAACATGCGACGAGGCCAGGAATCAGCTCGCGAAAAACAACCGGATGAAGCGGGATCACCAAAAAAACAGCGCCTATGATGAGTGTTTCGGCACCACCGGGAGGATGGAAGACATCGAGATCACCCGGCTTTAACACCCCTATCATGAGGCCCGCCGCGAGGCGGTAAATGTCTGACCGAAAGCCAAAGCAGGCAGGGGAACCAAAATAACAGGACACCACAGAACAGGGAGGAACACCATGTACTACCGTTACGCAGAAACCCGCGTTGTGCATGCCACCACGAAGCGCGACGCACAGGATGCCATTGTGAACACGAATCACGAGGAACCGCTCCTGAAGGAACTGGAGCCGGTCGGTGTGGATGAAATTATCCCGGAATGGAAGCGGCTCCAGAATCGGCACATTCTGCTCGTGTGCTCCAAACGTGCGGGAGCGGTCCGCAGCACCGTCTACGTCCACGCCTCGAACCATGGCAACGTGGTTTGGGGATAAACCCGAAAGGAGATGATATAAAATGTGGCACGAGGGAGTAGTAGATGGATACCGGTATTTTGCGAAAGTATATGATACCGGTTCAAAATTCGGCATCAATGCCGGAAGGGTGTCAAAACTGGAAATTCGAGAGGACAAGAACAACGGAATCACGGTTTATAATTATGACCGTGGCCTTGATTTCGATAATGCGCCCGCCGGTCTGGTTGAGAAAATTCTCGCTCTGTATCCCGAAGAGGCCAAATAATGCGTAACCTGCACCTGACCATAAAGAACACCCTCACCCGGGCGGTCCAGAGCGCCGCCCGCCCGCTGGCCCGTCTGCTCCCCGAGACCGAGACCATCCCGGATCGCGAGATGCCCGCCCGCCCGCTGTTTTATGCCGGATGCCGGAACCGCTCACGGCACATCATTGGATTCATCCCGTTCCGAACCATCACCGAGCGCGATAACTGGATCGGCGCTCACGAGGGATACGAAATCATTCACCCGGGCGAAATAGACGCCCGCTGTGAGGAATGAGGCCATGAGGCGAACAGAAACCAAGCAGACTCACCCCCTCGCCTATCAGGTCCTCGAATCCATCCGGAAACAGGCCGGTCTGAATACGGCTGATTTCTCCTCACTCCTGGGCCTGAAAACCCCTGCGGTCTATTGGGGATACGCTAATCCGAAGCGGCCGATATCGACGCAGGTGAAAATACTCGCCGCCATGATATTCAAGCGCCCCGAGGCGGTGGATGATATCCGGGAGATACTGCGGGAATTGAAAGAGGGGTAGATTAGAGTACAGAGCGCATAGACAGAAAGCCCCGGCGATGAACCGGGGCTTATTTTTTATTCCCATGGGAATATACAGAACGTGATTCGCATCCGTGGCCGGTCAACCAGGCAGGAACGCCAACCGGTCACTCGAAACACCCTCATCGGCTTTCCGTTCCATCCGATCAACCGCTTGCGCCAGAACCAGGAAAAGAATTTTATGAGCATGTCATTCGCTCCAAACACAGCCGCACCACGGGCAACGCCATTCAATATGCCAGCGCTCACGGTCATTGTCCCGGTACGGCGGGCCGTCCGGCACGGCGTCGGGATGCCGGAACGCTTCCGAGTCCGGATGCTCCGCAGTACAGGTGAATTCAGGAACGCAACCGGGGAATGAGCCCGGGTCGTGATAGGTGTCAGCCATTACGGTTGTGTCCCCGTATGGGTGTGTCAGCCATGAACATCAACCACATGCTCCACGTCAGCTTTGTACGTTTCGACCACACTCTTCATCTCTCCGGCAATCCACCGGCAAGCCTCCGCTCCGTTCCGAATACGCCCCGGATTGGGGTCTTTGCACTGGTGAGCATGGGCCTGCTTGTGACAGTCGAGAATGATGCTGCGATATTCAATACACTCTGCATCTAAATTGGTAGCGAGCGTTTGCAACCGTTTGATTGCCTCATTTTCTTTCAGTTTTGTTTCCTCTGCGTTTTTCAGCATATCCCGCTCCGCCTCCAGGTCGGAAATGCGCTGAAGAAGGCGCCCGGTCTCGTATCCGATACCGGTTCCCGGTTTCAGTTTCCACTCGCCGGTGTGGTCACAGATAAAATCATTTGTCACGAGCGCCCGATGCGCCTTGAAAAGAAAATCCCGCGAGCGGCGTCCTGCCTCCCGCTCCTGTTTTGCTTGCTGATAAAACCAGTCCGCCAGGACGCCGAGAACCGCAATAATCACGATGCACACCGCGAAAGCAATCTGGATGCCGGTCCAATCCTGATACATGGGAGACCTCCCGAATTAATGGTTTGAACGGTGAAACGGGATGAATCAGGGTGAAACAAATATCAGTGGTTATATTATCCATTCCTTTCCTTTGGCGCGAGTTCTCCCGGATAAAATGATCCTGACTCCTGGGCGCAATACCGGCAGGAAAATGTTCCCCGGTGACTTCGGTGTGAATGTTCGCCTGGTGAAGAATCACCCGCTGAACGGCATGCCGGAAACAGAGCGGACCGTCTCCGTTGGCCACATACATCACATGGGGGTTATCGGGGAGCATATTCATGAGGCACCCGCTCCCATTCCCGGACTGTATCCGCAACGCTTCGTGTTTTCGGAAACCTTACTCCCTGCCTCCTGAGCACTGTTTCCGCGATGCTCTTGTTTTCCGCATGCCAGATATCCAGTTCCATCGCCAGTTGTTCCTGACTGGTCTCGACGTTTATCAGCCGCCCGTCGATAACCCACATGATACAGCCAGTCCGTTCCACGGTATCGCGGATACGGGAGAGTTCGCGTTCCACTTGCATGGGATGAAGGATGAAAAACCAGGCGGTCCAGGCGAGAACGAACGCCAAGATTGCACCCGCCAAGAAACCGATGATTGCGCCTTTCGCGAACTTCAGCCACCTCGGAATCTTTCTTGCGATACCACGCCCGATCCGGGAAAGTAACCGCCCGGTGCGCGTGAACTTGAATTCATCTCCCCATACCATGTGATTCCTCCTTTGAATACAGTGGATACAGCACATGCTCCAATATCCGGATTATCGCATGATTCGCACCGGTTATCTTCGATTCTGTCGCATACCGGAAACCGGCAAGGGCAACCATGGGCGCCGTGAGCAATTCTGTCGCCTCATGGAATGCAGTATGTTTTATCTGCTCCGGGGAATAGTCGCGGACCGGCCACCGTTTTGCAAACCGGATAGTTGCCACCCGTCCGGAGAGATTCGTTTCGCATGAGCCATACATGCCGTCGCACTCCTGATGCCGGAAATAAACCTGCCAGCATTTGAGTCCGTAAATCTCGAACCACCGTTCACACTCGGATACGAAGAGCGCGAAATCTGCGGGTGTTGTTTCGGTCATGTCGTCCATGAGTTATCCTCCTGGTTATCTGCCGGGTTTATTATACCCGATACTTCCTGTTCGTATCATGATTGGTTTGTATTCGCACCATGCTCCGGTGAATCCGGTCCCGGATGTTTTTGGCAGCGTCATCCTGGGCCATTCCGTCCCGCACGAGGGCATTGAATTCGCACACCTGCCGGAGCGCACAGATGCCCAAGCATTGATGCTGATCCCGAAGGGTGCAGATATTGATGCAGAAAAATTCTATCTGCTCAGCGGGGAGAGGTTCGTAGCGGGTGTTGTGGTTCGGTCGGTTTTGTGTCACTCTTTCGCTCCGTTCTTTTCCCACTCCTTGATAATCCCCTCCGCTTCCTCGGGGATCCGGGCGACTCCCGCGATTCCGCCAAAGCGACGGAGCCATGAGGCGATCAGATTGTTTAGTTCCTCCGGATTCCTGGCTATTCCGGCAATACAGCCCATTCGTATCGCTTGGGCGAGAAATATTTCCTGGTGACGTTTCGCCACTCCCTTCTCTGTTTTTGCCTCCACGCAGAGAGCTACTCCAATGGTTTTCCCTACCATTGCCGGGGTTACAAGCACGGAAACCGCTCCCACGGTGTCGGACGCACCGTTGATGAGACCGAATTTAATTCGTCTGCCGTGCAATATCCTGACCGTCCCGTCTGGATGATGGATATGTTCCTGGCCGAATCTGTCACGCCATTTTACTACCTCTCCAACCCAACCGGCGCCAACGTTATTTCGAAAAAGTCGAATATGGCGGAACCCGTTTGCAAACACAATAAGTTTTCTGACGATAGGAGTTTCAAACAGTCCCATGAGATGTCTCCTTGGATCGCATGATGGCTTTGAGTATCGGTGATTCAAGCATCAGAGTCTCCTTTCTTCCCGTCCTCATACCCACACATATACGACACGGTGTGTTCTCCGCGTAGTAAAGAAAGTTCTGCTTCCGCTTCCTCCGCCCGCTCGGTCATGCGCGATAGGCTTATGGCCGTTCTCCCGAGTTCGGCTTCCAGATTGTGTTGCACAAACCAGAGTGCGTCGTTCTCGGCGTAGATGTCGGCCTCGTCGGCGCGAAGCCGTTCATTTTCTTTTTCAAGGTCTCCCTTTTCGCACATCAGTTGCAGCGCAAGGCTTCCGGCCTGTTTCTTGCTACGGAATTGTATGTTCACGATCTTCCCCTTTCCTCTCCTTCAGACATTCCGGTATTGCGGTGGATACTAAAGCCCGTTTCTTCTCCATCTCCATCCGCTGTGCCGCTCCCGGGTCTTTGCGCCAGAGCGCGAGTTCGGCGCGGAGAGATTCGTTCTCGGCGCGGAGGTCTTTGTTTTTCCTCTGCGCCGTTGCCGTAAGCGCGCGGTGAATTGCCACCCGCACTCCCATTTCCGACCAGACCAACACATCGGGCGCGAATGCTTTTGCCGGTTCTCCCTCTGGCATGTATTTGATATATTCACCGGGCATCATAATTCCCTTTCCACCCTTTCAGCTTTGCGTATGCTCGATAGCCGCACCGTCCGGAATTTATCGTTTACTTTTATACGAGCGGAAGTTTTTCCTGCCTGTTTAATAAATATAGCCGGTACTGCCTGTGTCCCGCCCCATGTCCGAGTTTGATACCAGATGACTTCTTCGGGGTAGATATATGTGTCAGCCATCATGATTTCCTTTCCACCGCCTCTGCGGCGGCTTGAATGCGAGCGGCGATACATTGCTCACTCTCTGAGGGATAACCTTTGCAATCTCTACAATCATCATATCCCTGCTGGTCATGACAATAGGCTATTTCCATCCCGTTCGCCAGTTCCCGCGCAATCTTTGTCACCCGCTCCAGTGTATCGGAGAGGGGTTCGGTGACAGTGCCGGAGCCGTAACAGTCAAGACAGGTACACAAAATTGAGTCCATACCATCATATACCCACACTTTTCCCGGCGTCCCGCTTCCCCCGCAGGTCGGGCAGGGGATTTGTTTTGGTGTGAGTAGATTCATATTGTCATGCGCTTGTCCCATTCGGTCTTCTCCATGTTATTGGCATCATCAAAAATCTTGTTCATGGCGCTGACATTTTTCTGGAACCGCTTCCATTCTTGGAGTCGGCGTTGATTTTCAATCCATTTCAAAAGAAGGGAGGCGGGCTAGTCATCAAATGCCTTCTTAAGTATTATGACCATAAGTATCACTATAATGGTAGTAATTACAAAATATGCCACATGAGGTCCAAATAACCATATGAATAGTGATTCTAACATCACACCTCCTTCGCCGCTTCTTCGGCTCAATAATGTCTCTTGATTTCTTCACCCGGGCGCGAACCTGTGCCACCGGTCGTCGCTCCCCGTTCCGGAATCATAATTTCTTCACCACTGTAACGGGTCTCTTTTAATTGGAGCAAGTCACCCACTTTGAAACCACGGTCATCGAAACAGATTTCATAGTTTTTATCCCCAGTCCACACGGCCTGAAAAACTTCCGGGTCTGTCTTGAGATTATGCATCATGGTTATTTCTCTCCTTTGCCTTGTCGAGAACGCTCTCGATAATGGCAGTCACGTCAATGTTTTTCGCATAAGCCGCATAAGCCGCCGCACGAGCCGCCGCATCAGCCGCATAAGCCGCATAAGCCGCACGAGCCGCCGCACGAGCCGCCGCATAAGCCGCCGCATAAGCCGCACAGGCTGCCCCTGCCGCACGAGCTGCCCCTGCCGCACGAGCCGCCCCTGCCGCACGAGCCGCCGTGCGATCACTCCCATCTATCCAGGCATTCGCCCATGTCACGAAACCCGACTCATGATAGACTTCCAGAGCGCACCGGATAGCGATTTCGACCCGCTGCTCTGTGGTGATTTCCGGGAGTGGAACCTGACGGAAAGTCGTGAACGTTTTACATCCGCCCTTTGTGCCATCATGCGCCACGTTCTCACCCTCGCCATCCCAACAGATGGGATTCGCAATGTTGGCGTGAATCAGGTTCATGAACACCGCTATTTCCGGTGAATCGTAGTAATGAATTACCCCGCTCGTACAGAGTTCGGTTCTCTCTCCTGTTGCGGTGTGGGTGACATTCTTGCCCCAGAGAGTTTCATTACCCTCACCTCTGCGGGTGTAGCCATCCCGGTCAGTCAGTTTGTATTTCATGAACACTCCTCCTTTGCCGCTTCCATCGCGGCTCGTTCAAATATTATCAATCCGCCTTTTGTTCGTCCGCACTCTCTCCACCCGGCCATTTTAAAACAGCATCCAGGGTTAGTTGAGCGGATTTTCTCCGCATTGACATAGGTATAATGCCGCTCACCAGACCAGATGCAATCAGCAATCGCGTCTGCCTGTCGAATGAGGACCGAGCTTTTGATCTCCGACTCGTTCCGGAACACGGCGCAGTTGACTCCGGTTTGTCCGCTTGCATCGATGAATTTCCTCCAAACAAAGAGTGCATTACATTCCCATGTTCTGAGTACGAGTTTTTCCCCGGGGCCGCAGAATAGTTTCGGTTTCCTCCCGTCACGGTAATGGTATCGGCTATAATGCCGGCCAAAGAGTTCCCGCGCATAATCGTCGCCGTCTTTTGTCAGCCACCAGTAAGGCATGATTATATGTCACCTTTGTTTGCCGCTTCCATCGCGGCGGCATTATACGCACGCTCGATCCAACCCGTTTCGGTAAAGTACAGGTTGGGCTGTGACTCCAATTTCCTGGCGAGGTAGCGCATCGCCCTATCCCGCCTCTCAATCTCCCGCTCCTGCTTTTCTCCGCACTCGGTACACGTCACCTGCGCCGATTCCTTGTCGGCAAGCATCGACAGGATTTGCTTCTCAAGCGCCTCGATGTGCCGGGAGAGGAGGGAAAGGTGCTGATTCGCCATCCACGAAACTTGGCTCGGCAAAGCACTATTGTACTCGCGCAAATACTCAACCGCCGCCTTGATTTCCTTGTCCATGTCAACCGGTTTTGCATCCATTTTTACCTCCCCGTATAGCTGAAATCCTTCCGGTGGATAACCAGCCCGGCGTCGGCATCATTCCGTTGCGCCTCGGCCATATCATGCATCTGCCGCCCGCGGGAACTCCAAGGGTGTTTCCCGTTCCAGTGGTTCCGGTGCGGTTCCCTGATTGCCGCTTGTGATATGGTCGGTTTCTTTTCGTTCTTTTCTATGGGTGCGGCCTCCATGATGAATTCAAAATAGACTCGTTTGTTCAAAACCATCGACGGCCTGACAATTCCGAGCCGCCTGCTTCCAGTACTGCTCCTTGAGTTCAACGCCCTGCGCCCGCCGTTTCATTCGGAGAGAGACAACGAGTTCGCTGCCAATGCCCGCAAACGGCGTAAACACCACATCTCCTGGGTTTGTCCAAAGTTCAACTGCCCTCTCAATAACGCCAAGCTGGAGGGGACAAATATGTTTTTCATCCCCCTTCTCTCTGGCGAGCGCGGTATTGAGAACATCGGTTTGCTGTATATCACCCCATACCGGAGAGGCGTACCGTTGCCATTTCTCCAGTTCGAAATTATCCTTTGTCTTCCAATTCACCGGCTCCGGGTCGATGTAATCTTCCGGCCATTTCCTGAATCCGAGCAGGTAATCCGGGAGTCCTTGTCGGGAATGGGTCGAATCCTTCCGGAGTTGGCAATACAGGAGTCCGTGACTCTTCGTTCGCTGCATCTCGATTACCGGGTCCTTCCAGATTGTCACTCGGGAATGGTAGATGAATCCGGCCTTTTCGAATGCCGCGATAATACGCCCAGGGAAATCGCGCAGGCCCGCCGCGCCGTCCCGGTTCTTGTAATTCACCAGGTCCTTGCAATGTACCGCGCAAATCCGCCCTGGAATGAGGGTCCGGTATAATTCCGGAATGAGGTATTCGAAGTGCTCAAAAAATTCATCGTCATCCTTCGAGTTGCCCATGTCGCGGTATGAATCCGAATAGATGTACAGCGAGCTGAACGGCGGTGAGAATATCTGGAGGTGGTGTGAATTGTCCGGCATGTGCTTGATTTCTTCGGTGGAATCGCCGCATATCAGTTCGAAATTTTGGCCTTTGATGATCTTTTTCTCGTATTCCATTTTATATTCAGTCCCTTTATGGAGCGCTTCGGTGCAGCTTGACGCCCATTGCATGTTTGTTTTGAGTTCCTGAAAGTCATTCTCCTTCCGAAGGATGACATCGAGAATGGATTTCTCGGTATCGCCGATCACGATATAGACATTGACCGGATGCTTTTGCCCGAATCGCCAGAATCGTCGTGTTGCCTGATAGTAACTCTCGTATGAGTAGGAGAGTCCGCAGAATATCACATTGTGGCATACCTGGAAATTCATCCCGAATCCGAATATGGAGGGCTTGGAAATCAGCACCCGGATTTTGCCGTCCGCGAAGTCGCGCGAAACCTGTTCTTTTCGTTCAACTGAATCGTCGCCCCGGACCTCTATTGCTTCTGGCAGTTGCTTCCGGAGTTCATCGGCCTCGCAATTCGTTTCGCACCACACACAGTATATTTCATCAGTGGAATTGACTATTTCGGCGCATACCCGCGCCCGGTCCGGTGCGGTCTGGCGCTTTTCCTTATGGTATCCGGTGGCGTTCAGGTCCGGCATCCGAAAGAGCGCGCCATCGGTGTTTTGTGAGATGTCCACCGTGACCATATGCTTAAGGACCTGCAGATCGGGGAGAATAAACCCGTTGTCGGCATACCCGAGATCCGATGGTTTGGAGCACGATATCGCCCATGTCGATACCCATTTCCAGAAGTCTTTGACGGCGTGATGTTTCAGCCGATAGGTCCCCATATTCATGGTGTCGTTGATAAACCAGATGGCGAGCGCCTCATGACTGTTCATCACATCCAGGAACGATGCATGGTTCAATAGTTCCATGTGGTCATTCGGTGATGGTGTAGCAGTGCAGCAGAGCTTAAAAGGAGTGCTCAGGAACATTTCAGCAATGCGGGTTTTTATCTTGCCGGTATAGTTTTTGAGAATACCGGACTCATCGAGCACCACCGCGCCGAATACCGAAGCGTCAAAGTGTTCCAGCCTCTCGTAATTGGTGATATATATCCCGTTCTCTTTTACGTCTGATTGCTTGCGGGCTATTCTTACCTCTATTCCTAATTTCTCGCCTTCCCGCCTGGTCTGGAGAGAGACGGCGAGCGGGGCAACAATCAGGATCGGCTTTCCGGTATGCTCATGCACCAGGCGCGCCCATTCGAGTTGCATAAATGTTTTCCCGAGTCCGCAATCGGCGAATATCGCCGCCTTCCCGGTCCGGCATGCCCATACCACGATATCGCGCTGCCAGTCGAAAAGGATTCGATGAACTTGGCCTGGCTGTAAATCAAATCCGGTTGCAACTGCCGTTATTTTCTTTGTCTCCAAAAACTCTCGGTACTCCATTATTTTCCTCCTGTGCATTCACTTCTCGGTGCCGTATCAAATCACTCTCAGTATACGGCCTGAGCATCCAATCCCTTATATCGCCGAGCATATCCCACTTCGGCGGTATTGCAGTGAGCATGAGCCAATCGCGCTCACTCATGCGCCCGGTTCCGGTAATACCCGATCAGCGCCTCTGCGTCCGGGATATTCTCCCCCTCATCGTCCATGAGACAGATAAAACCTTCATCCCGGAATTCAATCATCTGGCGAGCGAGAGCCTGAATAACGGATTCTTGCTTGTTAGACTCCTTTTCGATTGCATCAATATGGGTGATGACATATCCCATACCGAACTGCGCTTCAATTCTAACCTTCATCTTTTCGCATTCCTCAATTGCGGCATTTACGACTTCAATCTGCTTTTGAATGGCATGATTCCTGTTCATAATGGTGTATCCCCCCTATGCGAATAAATTTGACTGGTCCGGATTCTCCCGGACCGCTTTGCCTTTCATCCGTGCTTGCCGGATCGCCCACATGCGGTAGGCCCAGGCCGATTTATATCCCCTGGCCTTTGCTATCTTTAACAACGCCTCAAGTGAATCAGCTTTAACAACTTCCAACTGCCGGGCCCGCCGCTCCTGTTCCTCCTGCAATTGTTTCAGGTGAAATTCCATCCCGTCAGCAACCGGGTCGATTTTTACCAGTTCTCCGTCCACCTGCCTGATTTCCCGCTCGTCCGCCACCCAAGGTGAACCGCATTGAGGACAGCGAGACAGCGCGGGCGAGAATATCGCGTAGCATTTGAGGCATTGCCGGAAGCGGTCGGAGGTCCCCCCGTTAGACGTATGTTTGGGCTGGATGACGCCGGAGTCGAGAGACCAGTCGCGATCATCTTCAACAAACCCATGGTTCATATGCATCGAACCATCTCTCTCCCGCACGGCGATATTCCCCACATGATCGAGAATGATGCTGAACGGTTTATCTGGATGAGGGCGAAGGATGCGTCCGCATTGCTGAAGACAAAGTCCCAGGCTCTGCGTCGGCCTGAGCAAAATAGCCGTGGTGACAACGGGAATATCGGTTCCTTCGGAGATGATTTCGCAGGAGGTTAAAACCTGTATCCGCCCGTTTCCGAGAGCATCGATACGGTATTTCCGGGTGCGGTCGTCAAGTTTTCCGTCGATGGATTCCGCAATAACCCCTGCATCCCGGAACATCTGCGCGACGTGCTCCGCATGCTTGATACTCATGCAGAACGCGATTGCCGGTTGGCCGGGGCAGATTCGGAGATAGTGCTCGACGGCATCCCCGATAATCTGTGGCTTATCAACCCGCTCCGAAACCTCTTTGAGATTGTAATCCCCGAATTTGGTATGCACCCCGCTCATATCGACCTTGGAAGGCGGAATGTAGGTAACCGGGGGGGAGAGGAAACCGAGGGCGATAAGTTCCTTGACGGTGGGACCCTGAACCAGCATATCAAAGAAACCGCCTGCTCCACGGCCAAGCGGTTTCCCGTCCAGTCGCGCCGGGGTAGCGGTGACACCAAGAAGAAGAGCGCGGGGATAATATTCCGCGACCTTGCCCCACGAAGAACCGCCTTTGGTCATGTGATGCGCTTCATCGCATATTATCATGTCAGGATATATTATTTCCCCAAGCCGTCGAACAAGCGTCTGCACGGAGGCCACCTGCACATGATCCAGCGTCTGTGTCCGTCCGGGAGCAATAAGGCCATGGTCAACGCCGATATTCGAGAGCGCCCGCGAGCATTGGGAAAGGAGTTCCTGCCGGTGGACGAGAATGAGAATGTTTTTCCCCCGCTTTCCGGCTTGCTCTGCAATAAAGCTGAAAATGGCAGTTTTCCCAGATCCGGTGGGTGAGGCCAGCAACACGCCGCGGGCGCCTCCCCGGAATGCATCACGCACATTGATGATGGCCTGTTTTTGGTATGGCCGGAGAGTGAGGATCACCGGTCGCCCCCCTGCTCAGGAGCGCCCGGATTCGGCAGTTTGGCGAGGGCGAGAGCGCAGTAGACCATGGTGTCGGTGAGTTGGCGGCGGACATACTCAGTCCTGCCAGCAGAGGCATCAAACGCCATCCTGAGTTGTCCCTGAGCTTCCAGCATCAGTTGATGCGGGGTCAGTGTCGATTCCGTGTCCTTATGCCTGTTTTCTTCCATGCGCTTTTGCATAGCCAGCGCAGCGGCTTTGATTTCGGGTCTGAGTACGGTTTTTTGCATAACAGGGACTCCTTTCTGCTCGGTGTTACGGGATTCTTGGGCATTCCGTCCGGTGAAATTCGTTGGCAAGATTTTTTAACCCCGCCTGAGCGTTTTTTACATCAGGATCATTACATACGAGACGGCAGAAATGATAGGCGATTTGAGCGGCGATTCTACGATCAACTATCATATCGAAACTACCGCACCAGAGAGGGGGTGAAGAAAAATCAAGGTTCGCGCCTCTCAGGTCCGCGCCTTTCAGGTCCGCGCCTGTCAGGTCCGCGCCTGTCAGGTCCGCGCCTGTCAGGTTCGCGCCTGTCAGGTCCGCGCTTCTCAGGTTCGCGCCTGTCAGGTCCGCGCCTTTCAGGTCCGCGCCTGTCAGGTCCGCGCCTGTCAGGTCCGCGCTTCTCAGGTCCGCGCCTGTCAGGTCCGCGCTTCTCAGGTTCGCGCCTGTCAGGTTCGCGCCTGTCAGGTCCGCGCCTGTCAGGTCCGCGCTTCTCAGGTTCGCGCCTGTCAGGTTCGCGCCTGTCAGGTTCGCGCCTCTCAGGTTCGCGCCTGTCAGGTTCGCGCCTGTCAGGTTCGCGCTTCTCAGGTTCGCGATTCTCAGGTCCGCGCCTGTCAGGTCCGCGCCTGTCAGGTCCGCGATTCTCAGGTTCGCGCCGCTCAGGTTCGCGATTCTCAGGTTCGCGCCTGTCAGGTCCGCGCGCTCCCCATTTTCTTCATCATTCAACCATTTTTTGTGATTTTCGAGAATTGCGACAAGTTCGTCCGGCTTCATTTTGTGTCTCCTTCACGGTATAGGAATTTTTAAAATCTGCGCCCGGTGTTCGGGGCGGGAGCATGAATCATAGTTGACTTTGCCGGAAAATAACAAAGGCATTGTGGACACATCGTGTATCCATATACTTTGTCGGGGATGGTAGAGAAAACGAAATTGTGATTTTCAACCGGGCAGATAACAATAATTCGCTTGCGGCGGTTCATGGTTACCCTCATGGCATGGAGTGATAATTTTCCCAGTCCTCAGATACGGCTATCGACTGGACGGCTCCGGTTTCCGATACTTCAATGTCGATTGGTACGGTGTGAAACTGAGATAACAGGTGTGCGGTCGGCTCCGGAAGCCCGGAATCGAGAGCGGCGGCATAGGTCGCCAGGGTGTCAATATTGACAAATATTTTGAGGCGCGGCATTGTTACCTCATGAGAATAGGGGGAAGTGCATGAAATTCGTCATCACTGCAAAATGTCTTCGTGATTTTCCCTTCGAATTCATATTGCTTCAGGAAAAACGGGACTCTTGATACGGTGCACTGGTTTTTGAGCGACATAAACCAGGAGAAATTCGAACCGCGCCGGTGCGCGCCGGATTCGCATCCGGTAACAACCCAAGAAAGCGACCCGGGACGGTAGGTCATGGGATCGCCGCTCATGCACGACGGCAAATCATAGAACGGTTTCAGGAAGCGGGCGATATCAATCTCTTCCAGCAACGGTTCGGCGCTCAGTCCAACCGGCCAGCCCCTCCCCGCAAGTTCGAGGATATAGGGTATCCGCTCGCTTGACGTTGCCTGAGTGCCGGCCGTGGTCATGTGGAAGACGTTGGGGAAACTTCCGGCCGTAACATCGTAGTCCCGCATGAACGGAATGATTCTCTCGGGCCGTTTGGTGCAGACAATAAATGTATGGCGTTTGCATCCATACATCATCTGGTACGCGGAGAAGATATCATAGAACGGTACATTGGGATGAAACAGGTCTGACCAGATGGCGTACACTGTGCGGATTCTTCGATGCTTGGGGATTTCGAGGCGTTCGCGGATAAAGCGAACGGTTCCGGTCCAGCGGCCACCGCAAACCGTACCGGCGACCGGTTCGGATATTTTCTTATTCGGATGATTGGCCCGCATCCATGTTTCTGATTCGAGCCAGCAGTGCAGGCACTCAGGCCCGCATTTCGTGCATCCAGTGACCAGGTTCAAACTACGGTCCCAATACAGCCCTCGCGACAGTCGTTCCGGTGATACCATGGGGTGCGGCCTCCATTTTGTTCCGGGCGTCCGGTCAGAGACGCCCGGTTGCTTTCAAGTTTTGCTTTCAAGTCTTGCTCTCAAGATGCTTCCGAACTGCAAAATTTCTCTGACAATACGAAACTTCAGATATTACATGAGCTATACATTACACTGTTGTGCTCATGGGAATACGTTTTTTATTTCATGAGATGCCCCCTTTCGTATTGTTTATATAGCATTGTAGCTATCTTGATTTATACCCCCGTAACCGTCCTATGTTCCGAGTTATTTTCACCTTATAAATTACGAGCCTATTTCGAAATGTCAAGGGGAAAATTGTGAGATATTGTGAAATTTTTTGATATTTTGTGAAAATATCGCTTGCAGTCTCATGATTTTCAGTTATATTCATACCCGAAAGACAGGTGAAAAATCGGATCATACAGAGGCAAAATCGAATAAATCCCGGAGCGCAACCACATGAAGCGACACAATAATTTTATTCAGCCCGAAAAATGTTACCGCGTGAAGGACGAGATTTTGACTTCCAGAAAACCGTTCAAAACCATGAGCTGCAAGAAAAACGAGTGGTACGCGATGGATGGCGGAACCCGTATAAAACTTATCCTGATCGGCAATGAGTTTGTCGATAAACACGGTAATGTAAAGTTCCGGCTTGAACAAAAGAAACCGGAACGGGAGCAGATATAATGCTTCGTATCCGCGCCTCTGCCCTTCCTTCCTGGAACGATTGTCCGCGCCGGGAATCCACCAAGCTGTTTTCCAAACTGATCGGAGACCTTAGCCCGGATTACCGTTTTCCATCCGAGCGCAAGGGCATCGGCGCAGCGGTGGGGACCGGAGCGCACAAGGGAGCGGCTCACGCCATGGCATTGAAACGCGACGGTGCGGTCTCGGTTCGCCACTCGGAAATTGAAGAGGTTTCTATCCTGAAATTCCGGGAGGAGATAGCGACGGGCGATGGGGTGATGCAATATGACACGGCAACGCCGAACGTCAGCATTGCCGAACGCCAGATACGAGACCTTACCCGGATATGGTTTAATTCATTTTATCCGGCAACGGACCCCGCCGAGGTGGAAAAGCCGCTCTCGTACACCTTTGACGATCAGTTCGAGTTTACTGGGACCCCGGACGTGATCGAGCGGTCGAACGTGATTTCGGATTACAAGTTCGGAGCGATTCCCCGGAAATATCAGGCGCAGTTGGGAGCATACGCCTATCTTGCCAAGTATACCGGGGTAATAAGGAGCGTACCGAAAACGCTGAAAACCATCTGGATTCCCAGGGGAAAGGAAGGCCGTATTAATGAACCCGTTGTATTCGAATATAAACCGTCGCTCTGTATCCATATGGCGAGCGACGTAACTCGGGTAATAATCGCCCAACTTACCGCATTCACGGAGAGCGGAAAACCAGAGAGTTTCCCGGCGAATCCCATGAGCATGTTGTGCGGGAATAAATATTGCCGAGCTTTTGGTTCGGCGTGGTGCAAGTATGGAACCAGTTATAAACAGGATTGCAAAAAGGAGTATGTATGAAAACTGAGGTTATCACCACTCAGGAAGAGTTTGACGCCCACTTCGATAAAGAGCGTGGATGTGTGTATTTCGAAGACAGTGTCGAATTGAAATGCGATATAAAAACGGCCTGGTACATCGAGGCGGGCGGGTACATCAAGGCGGGCGGGTCCATCGAGGCGGGCGGGTCCATCCAGGCGGG